CGCTTCTGGTTCTGCTGTTGGCTCAGCAGGTACTTCACCTTGCTCAATTTTTTCTGCTACTTGTGGATCTTTACCTTTTACATACTTAATAACTAAAGGACGAACGTCTGAATCTGCATCTTTTTGTCCTACCTTTTTAAACATATCTAAAAGCATTGGATCATCAATTACACCTTTTAAACTTTGGATAGCGTTTGCACCATTAATGCCTGCTGGGAAATGCTCAGCCATTAAGTTATTAAGTTTGCCAAGTGCTTCTTCTTGTTTATCGCCACCCGCAAATAATTGATCTTCTTCTTCGCTTACAATTGAATTCATTGCTTTTTCAAAATCTGCTTCTGGGGTTTCGTTTGTTCTTTGTAGTGCTTTCTTAACACCTGGATGGTCTGAAAGTCCTTTTGCAATCTTTTCAATTGTATCAACAGCACCTGAATAGTTGCCGCCTTTGTATCTTGGATCATTTAGTACGCCATAAGCCATTTTAATTTCTTTATCTGAGAAACCCATATTGTCTTGTGCTTCTTTTTCGCCAAGTAAATCTTCTGGACCCATTTCTTGAACTTGATTTCTTTCTTGTACTAAACCATAAATGTATGGGAATACAGATTTAAGTTCTTCGTTAAATGTTCTAATAGTTAATTCATCAACCCAAGCATTTTGTAAATCTTCTGGAACTTCTTCTTTTACTACTGGTTTAAAATCTTTTGTTGCTTCTGTATAATAATTTTGTCTTTGTAATTTTTGAACTTCGTTTTTGATAGTTTCAACTCTTTCACTAACAATATCTAAATAGCCTTTCAGTCCTTCTGCCATTACTGCTGATCTATTCATGTAAGTTCTAAATTGACGTAGTTTGTTTAATTCTTCAGACATATTAACAATGTGCTGACCAAAGTCATCATAAAGGTTACCACCGTTGGAGACGTGACGTGCTAACGCTCTTGCACCATTTAAATGTCTAAATGGATATTTGTATCTTTCGCCATCAGCACTTTCAATATAAATGCTGTGTACGTGTTGTGTTCTACCTGCTGGTAGTTCTTGATTAATTGGTTGCGTATGTTTAAGAACAAGACGTGCATTATCTACATCTTCGTAACTTGTTCTAGCAGTACCATACAATTTACTTTCACTCATTTGTTTGTCTCCGGCAGTTCTAGTTAGGTGTGCATAGTCCCTTTTATCTAAGTTGCTTTTTGTTATATCTCTTGTATCAAAATTTAGCATATTCTTTTTAGCAAAGAATCTAAGTTCTTTTAAAAACTCGTACCAGTTGTTCTTTTCTGATTCATCTGCTTCAGCCATGATGTCTGTATTAAACAAAACAACAACACCATTTTCATCTAATGATACACTTACTTTTCCTAATACTTTAGCCCCTTCCTTGTAATCAAAATCAAAATATCTTGCTTGACTTGGTTGGTCAGTTACTGTACCACTGGCATCACCAATAGTCACAGATGGGAATCTGCCTCTAATTTTGGCAAATAAACGTTCTGAAATAGGCTCCATATTACTCATATTAGTATTTATCTTATGTTAGTCGAAACGAATATAGGCATTGGCGGTACATGATCTTCATCTGTTTCAGCATGATTAAAGGTTTCATATACCCTAGGATCCCAATCCTTTAGCACAGCAATAATACGCATAGTTAGTAATGTTGCTGAAACTAAGTCATCTGTTTCACCTGGTTTTGCTTTGTAACTGCTACCGCTGGCTACAAATGCTTTTAATTCACTTAGCAATACTTTACTATGTACTACTAGTTTATCTGATTCTATCATGGCTTTTAATCTTGAACAAGCACTTATTTTGGTTGCGTGTGTAGTATTAAATCCTTTGCGGAATTTTCTTACGTGACCTTTACGCATAGGCTCACTTACTAACATTCCTGGTATATTCTCTTCCCCAAGGTCTCTAATAACAATTAATGCTCCTTCACCGATAGTGTTATTTTCAACACTCCAATAAATGTTTTGTCCATCGTTGTGACATTGGTCTTTAATATAGTTACAAATATCTGTTAGAATTCTAATTTGTCCTGGTATTGCTGTTTGATTATGACGCCATTCACCTACTTGTTTGTAGGTTGGTAATTCAAATATTTGTATGGCCGCATAATCGCCGCCTGTGCCCATTGCCGGATCTAATGCAACTACATAAGTCTTATCACCGCTTGGTTTACTGTACCAACGTGTTTGTCCCATATTGAGTATAGGATCAATACCTTCCATACTTGCAAGTTTGATTGAGTTAATTAGTGTCTCGTCATAGACTAAGAATTCACAACCATACTCACGACGGAATCGTTCTTCACCAATACGTCCTATCTCTGCCTTTTTCCATTCTTCGTCTCTGTCAGGATGCTCGTCCCAACTACAAGTAAACCCATGAAATCCGTTTACACCTACTTCTTGTTCGTTGCCATTATCGTCAAACTTGTTTTGGCTTTCTTTCCAAATAATAGCAAATGTATCTTCGTCTGAGTTAGGTGTGCTTGTAATAATAGCACGACCACCTGTTGCTAGTGTAGGTGAAATTGAAGTCCAAAACTCATCAGCAATACTAGGATTCACAAATGCAAACTCGTCACAGTATAGTAATGATATGGACATACCTCTACCAGTGTTACCTGTTGTGGTAGCACTTACAATACGTGAACCATTTTCAAATTCAATACTACCTTTGTTGTAGTTAACAACTCCTGCTCTAATATGATCAGGACAACATTCATAAACGTAACGAATACGTTGCATAATTTCTTGTGCGCCTGAATATTTGTGTGCGGCAATTAGTACAGTTTGATCTGGATGAAACATCGCATACCAAGTTAAGTAAACAGCGGCACAAGTAGTTTTACCTGTCTGTCTGGGTAACATATTAATATTAAAACGATGATCGTGATAACTTTTTAAAAGTCTTTCTTGATATGTAAAAGGATCAAATAAAAGTTTACCTTTTACGGGGTGTTGAATGTAAGCAAACTTTTCAGAAAAATATAGGTAGCCGGTATCAGGATCCATGCACTTCTTGAGATCCTCGATATTCTCGTTAGTAAATGTTTCTCTTTGGTTGGCTTTCTTAGTAAGAACGCCGTCTAAACTCTTTGCCATAGTATAGTATTTACTCAAAAAAATAGGGCCCGTAGGCCCTATTTGGTTTGCTAACTTAATACTTAATTAATTACTTGCAATCGCAGTCTGGACAATCTGGTCCACAGTTGCATTCGCCGCCATCGCAACATTCACATCCGCCTTCTTCTTCTGCCATGTATTCTGCTAACTTTGCCGCTAATTCTTGTTTAATTTGATCTTCTAGTGCCATTGGGTTATCACCGCCTGCAACTTTTGGATAAGATTTTTTAGATCTGTTTAATCCGCCTGATAAATCTTTTGTCATATACTTTGTATCTTGATAAGTTTCATCTGGTTCGTTGTCCCACTCTTCAACTGGTACTTCTTCGTCTTCTACAGAGTCATTACAACTACTTGCGCCTAAATGATTCTTGCCGCAAATTGGACAAGGTGCGCCTTGCTTTCCTGGTTTAAGATCATCCATGTCTTTGCCTGGTCTGTCAATAATTGATAAACTTTTTTCAATATCATCTCTTGGGGGTAAAGGTGGAAGCATCTTTGGTTCTGCTGGTTTTTCACCACGCATCATATTAAAAAGATCACCAACGTCTTGAGCGTTATCACCGGACATTGAAATGTTCATTGATACTGCTTCGTTTAACGCATCAATCTTTTTGTAGATATCATTTAATTTCATTATTTGCTCCCTACTGGACTTACTGATGATTCTTGCTCATCCATAGCCATCTGTTTCTGTTCTTTATTAGCCTCTGTTGCAATACCAGGATCGTTTTCTCTTTCCTTACGTGCTTTTTCTAATTCTGCTAATAAACCCATTGTTCTATTTACACCAACATCGTCTTGTGCTGATTCGCCGCCCATATCTTCTGTTGCTAACTTAGGCTCGTAAACTTTATCGTATTGTGTATCTTGATATGTTTCTTGTGGTGCGTCTAAATTTCTTACAATTAAATGTGAAGTATCAATACCGCAAGATTGTGAAATGTATTCTGCTAAAACTTGTACTGTAGTAGGATATTGTAGTTCCATTTCATAGTAATGTACTTCTTTATTTTGTAACTGCGGAAAGTCTAATGGACGTTCTGTAATAGGAGTTTTCTTACCAGAACTCATATTCTGAATACCATATTTTTGTAATGCTGTTTCCATTTGGTCTACACAACCTTCTGGTAACTCTCCAGCAATACCAACTTTAAAATTATAAGTCTTTTTAGACTCTGTTAAATAATCCGCAAATGTTTTCATTGTCATATATCCTATTATATATTATTTATCCATGTTCTTTAATTTTTCAATCAAACTATTACGATCTGTAACCACATAACCTTCGCCGTTAATAATATCTTGACCGTCTGGATTAGATTCTTTATCCATTTTCTCTTTTTTGAGTTGCAATTCAACCATTTTTAGTTTTTTATCTAGTTTAGCAACCTTAGCATCTAGGTTGGTTTTAAGCATATTACCAGCAACTTCAAACACTCTACCGCTGTAACGACTTTCTACATTCATACCTAAATCCATTAGATCATCGTATGCATCCATAGCCTTTTGTGCTACTTCGTTAAGTTCTTTATCTGCTAATTCACCCAAACCTTTAACTTGTGGTAACGCCGCGGCAATTTTATCTAACTCAGCAATATTGCGTTGAGTTTCTTCATGCTCAACTACTGCTGTTTGTTTATCTTTAGTTTTTGCCTTTTCTTGTTCTTCAGCAATAATATCTTGCGAGTCAGGCAAATTTAATAATTCTTCTAGTTTCTTTGTCATTTCTTTATACCATTAAATGCTACTATTATTTATCCTATTTTCTTTTGCCGTTATGAAAAATGTCATTTTCGGTAATAACCCTAAAGTATATACCCTTCTGTTTAGACCATGCTCTAGCGGCTTCCCATTTAGCAAGGTTACGTATATACTGTGCTTGACGGCCTCTATCTCTACCTATTCTTTCTTTTAGTGCCTGGTTCTCAGGTTTTACTTCAATAAGTTCTACACGCCCTTTTCCATTACGATCTGTGTATTGTATTAAAAAGTCTGGAACATAAATTGTAAATTTTCCTGTTAAAGGGTCACGATATGGAATACGTACACTTTCACTAGCCCATTTACTTACACTAGGATTTTCATCACAGAATTTCATAAATGCAAATTCCCAACTACTTCTATATAGGGGAGTTTTACGACCTAAATATTTGTCTGGATATTTTAGATTGTATCTTCCTTGAGCGAACTTCGCCATTGGACTATACCATTATATTACGTGCATCTAACTTTGTAGAAGTTTCAGAAATTCTATAACCTAGTGAACTAATCTTGCCTCTGTTATAGTTTAAAATTTCTGTAACCACATTACTTAATTGTGCGTCATTAAAACCTTTTAATGTATCAAGTAATTCGAAAACTTTTACGTTATCAATTTTTGCTTGTTGTAAAATAATTGTTGCAACTGTTTGAGCACTAGTTGTATCAAAATTTCTTTTTTCAAAGAAGCCAACAGTAGCATCAACTTCGTTGCTTGGAAATTCTAATGTTCGGGTGTAGTATTGATCAAATAATGCTTTTACTTTTGTAGCACTATCTAATACTGTATTATCTTGTGGTAGGTTACCTGTAACATTTGATGCTACTGTACCTGTTGTTGAATTTATATTTTCACCCATGATTAAATCCTTACGTCAAGTTAAAATTCTGATTGTGCGATTTAATATTTGCCATCGCAGTTGATCTAGCAGAATTTTTATCAGCACTTGACAAATTGTTATATGCACTATTTATAGCGTCCGGTGTTGGCGATCCGCCGTTGTTGATATGGTCTTTCTTAAAGTTAGTTGACTTTGCTAAGTCGTCAAGTGCATTAGTATTTGAACCAAGATAATCAACGGCTTTACCTAGTGGATTACCTAGTGCTTCGTTTGCAACTGCACCAAGACCGATAACACCTGCTACTGCTGTAACAGTACTTAGGCTTCCACCTAGACCACTACTTTTTGGAAATGCTACGTTTGCAACACCACTTACATCAATACCTGCGGCTTTACCAATTTGATCTTTTAAGATACCAAAGCCTTCTTGTCTAATACCGGCACTTGATAAGTTTTTAGCATTAGTAACAACACTTGATGCTTTTAATACTGTACCTAAAAAGTTTGAGGTGCTTGAAAAAGCAGAACCGTCTGTAATATCTCCAAACACTTCTGCGGCACCTGATGCAATACCACCTTGGCCAAATAAGTTAACTGCTCCGCCACCTGCTAGTGAATTAGGTGATGGTGTACTATCATAATGTCCACTTGCTGGTCCAAACATCTTAGGTGCTGAACCTTCTGTAATTGGTCCTCTTGCATACCATACAGTTTCATACTGTACTTGCATTTGGTTTTCAACTGTTTGACTATCACTGTTAGCCATAGTATCATGTGACCATGAACTAATAATAGGATTAACTAGTGTGAAACAAGTATATCTGTGTCTTGCCATTTGATAGATTTGTATACTATCAAAGAAGTTTTTATAGGTATCGTTGTCCATACCATATCTATATTTGTTTCGTTCACTGTTTGAATATGTATTACCTCTGTCATATGCAGGGTTACGTGTATTAGGTTGTCTACTACCATCAGCACTTGCATAGTTACCATCTTTAAAATAGTATCTATAATATGCTTCCCACATTGCTGTAGTCTGTCCATAGTTATCATCGTGGAATACAATGTTAATAGGATCATAATCTAAACGTGTTTGTAGATTACGTTTTTTATTGTATTGATGTTTTAGTGTAGTACTAATTTGATACTTTGGTAGGTCAACGCTTTTCACAAGCATATTAAGTTCTTGTGTTTTAAGTTGCGGAATAAGTGCGACTGCTTCAGGGTTTAAGTTAAAACTTACATGATACAGGAATCTATGTTTAGGCGATAGTCGATGTGCATCGTCAACATATAACCGTGCCGCATGAGCAAAGTCCGCCATATTACCTTTTGGACTTAATGCTCCACTTATTAAATTATCTAAGAATCCATTGAGTTTGTTTGCCATACTAATATTTATCCTTAAAATAAAGTACGTATATAAAGAAAAAGGGACTTATTAAAAATAAGCCCCTTTTAAAGTTTCAGGAAATATTATATATTACCTATTAACTTGCGCCGCCGCCTGTAATTGCAGTATTAACTGTTCTACCTACTGCTGTACCAATACCAGTACCTTGTGGTGTTTGGATTGCGTTATCGTATCTAATAGATAATGAAACTGTAACTGGATCGTTAGTAGAATATGCTAATGAGTTGTAGTTAGCACTTTCTAAGTAACAACCGTATAGTTCAAATGTTTCTAAAACTGTTGCTGTGTTAACACCGTTACCACCGTCTAACATTTCAATTCTAGTAACGAATTTGTAATCACTACCAGAAGCCGCACTTGACTGTTCGAAGAAGTCAAATTGTTTCTGTAGTTGTTCGCCAACTAGTTTTTGTACGTTGTTTGAAACATCTTCACGTAGTGTTAATGTAATTGGTTCCCAACTATGTTTACCTGCTAGGTATACACGTGAGTTGTAAACATCAACTGTGATTTGTTCGAACGAAACGTTAGGTCTAGTAACGTCTTGAACCTGTTTTGTCAACTCTGTTGTTGGAGTTGATACACCAAAGTTTTCCAGCGACACTCTAAAGCGATACTGGAGTTTTGGCATTAACAATCCCTGGTTAGATGCTGATGAACTGCTATCTAATGGAACTGTAATTTTTGATAGTGTTGAAATTGCCATTATAATATCTCCTGCTTAATTGTATTTATCACTATTATAGCCCCGCTATCTCGCCTGTATTTTTAAGTCTTAGCGGAATGTAAATGAACTCAACTGCTTTAACTGGTTCAATTGCAATATCCACATACAACTCGTTACGGTCGATTCTAGTTGGTGTGTTGTTTGATTCGTCACACACTACTAGGAAGTCATACAATGCTCTTTGACCTACAAGTTCTAATAGTAAGGAATCAACCTGCGCCTTGATCTCATCTCTAGTGATTTTATCATTAGGTTCAAAGATATAAGGTTTAGCAAGTTTGTTAAGTTGTGAACGTAAGTACACAACAAGTCTTGCAACATTGATTCTATCTAATGCTGAAGCATTTTTTGCTCTTGTTTTCTGACCAAAGTTAACAAGTCCTGCACCACTTAAGAATGTTACTGGGTTAATTGCATTTGAGTACAATGTATCCCTTTGACCTTCGTTAAGTGCAACGCTTTGGAACTCGCCTTCGCTAGTGATGTAACCTGCTGAACTTGCATTTGTAATTCCACCACGTCTTGTACCTGCTGGTGCAAACCATGGAAACGATACTTGATCGCTTAATGCAATAGTTCTTAAGATACCATGTGATGCTGGAACAACTACGTTGTTACCGCTGTTATCACTTGTGAATAAACTTGGGTAAAACATTCCGACATATTCGTCAAATGTTACTGCGCCATCGTCGTTATCTTCAACTGCTAGTTTAACGTTAGTTGCCCACTCATTTAATGAAGTAGCATCTGGTGTTAATCTATATGGTGTGTCACCAATAACAAAAGCACTTAGTCCTCTGTCATAGTTTAGTGTAACTAGTTCACCAATCAGTTCTGAATAGCCTGGACACGCAATCAAGTTAAACAATCTTGAGTTATCATCTCTAATGTCTTGGTTGCCGTTAACCATTGCTTGAAGTGCTTGTACTACAACTTTACGTTGAGCCTTACGTCCAAATGAACCTGCACCGTTTGCTTGGTTACCTGACTCAGTTACCCATCTGTGTGGATAGTAACCTGCCATTGATTCTGGTAGTCCAGCGTTTTCAAATCTTTCGTTTTCACCTGCAACGTCAATGTAATTTCTTACATATTTTCTAACGTTGAAACCTGAACGTCTTAGGTTCCATAGCAACATACCTTTTGGATATAGTGCTGGATCTGGAGCGTCTGGGTCTAGGTAATCACTTGTTAATAGATCTACAATAGTACCTTCTTTATCACTGTTTGCACCTGCTGTATTAATACGTGCATCTGCAAATAGGATACCGTCTTCAGTTGTTTGATCACCTGTATCAAGTTGTACCCATTTTAGTGTAGCACCGTTGTATTTGTAAATCTTAGGATAGTTTTCTAAGTCTGCTGTTGAAATCCAAATGTCGCCATTTTTAAGATCTGTTCCGTCTGACTGTTCAGTTGGTTCAGTAGCCGCTACAATTGGACCTTCTGGATCTGTTTTATCAGCACTTGCCGCCGCAAAGAACGGAGATGTTGCTGACTGATATCCAACCCAGTTATTACCATCATGAATCATAATGTCAACTTCGTCAACAATTGAACTATACCATAATGTACCGTCCGCTGTTAATGCTGTTGGTGCTGTGTCGGAGTTAGTAACAGTTAATACTGCCCAGTTACTTGCAACAAAGTCAGCCGCGTTATTGCTTGATGCTTCAAGTAATCTCGGAGTTGGCGAAGAGCCTGTTGCTGTAAAGCCTGCTAGTGCTAACAATCCGTTTGTGTCAGTAAAGTGAATATCACCACCGTCGTTGTGTTCAATAACAATTCTGTTTGATGAGTCAACACTTGCAACAACGTTTGCTAAGCCTGCTGTGTTAATAGCACCTGCTACTAAATCAGCATCGCCAACTGCGCCTGTTGTAGTTACGCTTACAGTAGTTGCAGAACTTAGTGCATTTGAGTTAGGTGCTGTTTCAGCAATATCAAATCCGTATGTTCCTGCTGTAAGTTGTGTTGAAATAATGTCACCTTTTACAGTTGTGTTACCAGTTGATGATCTTCTGTAAATTTTAAAGTTAGCAATTGGATCGCTGTCTTCATCGTTATTAAATTTAATAAACACATCGCCTGTTGGAATGTTTAGACCGCCTTTTGATTTATCTAAACCATAAAGTGCCGCTGTACCATCTGCATATAATGGAGCAGACTTGCTGTCCCATAATTGTGTAGTGTCATTCCATACTTTAACCTGCCAGTTAGCACCTGCGTTTGGAACAGTTGTCTTGACCCAAATAGAACCTGTTGGTCTTGGTGCTGTGTCAGTTGCTTTGTATTCTGGTACTTGTGTGTGTGGAGCAATTGATAGTTTAGGTGCTTTGTAAGTACCTGCACTCATGCCCACTTCTGTAAGTAGGGTTGAACTGTTTGTTGCTAGTACAATGTCAACGCCAGTTGTGTAAATCTCTAAGTATCCATCAACAACTGCCGCTGATACACCTGCAATTCCTGCTGTTCCGATTGCTGTTACAACATCACTAAGTGCAGTACCGCCTGCTGTTACAGGAGTACCGTTAATGCTCATTGAAACACCGTTAGTGATAGTTGGATTTGCTTGTGTACCTGTTACGGCCGCCCAAGAACTAATCCATGCTGTAGAACCAACCTCTACCCAAGCACCTGACTTATTTTTGTAAAATAGTTTGTTCAGTGTAGTAGTAGATACTAGTGCGTAGTCGCCAATTCCACCAACAGAAGCCTTTGGTGCTCCGCTATCTACTTTAGTTGTGTCTGTGATTACTGTAGGAATCTTGTTAGTAAACGACTGACCACCAGTAGTAGTCGCTGACTTACCGTTCCATTCAAAAATACCATACACTGAATTGGTTGTGTCAAACCAATATGTTCCGTTTGCCGGATTTGCCGCTGGCGCACTTGAAGTTGCTTTCAATTGATTAGTGTCCAAGTTTGCTCTTGTTACGTATGCTCTGTTAGCAACGCCTAAGTATGAATAAGCCGCTTGTAATCCGTACTCATTTAACTCACTACCGTGTAGTGGGTTGTTGTTTGAATCTGTATAAAATAGAGGATCGCCAAATAATTCTGTCAATTCTCTTTGTGATGTAATTAAATAAGGTTTTTCTGCATTAACAGCCTGTGTTGCTGTTGCAGTCCCTGTTCCTGATCCATTTGTTTTATCTTGTGCAGATACAACAAAAATCATTGGTACTGTACCTGGCTCAGCGGGAGTATAAAAACTCTCATCAATTACGCTGACCTGTACTCCTGGTGATACTAAAGCCATTTTGTTTTCTCCTGTTGGTAGTATGTTCCTAAATACTATTCTTACTATTATTTATACGAATTGGAATAAATCATACCGTTATATACCTATAAAAAGGGATCAAAAAGGGCAGGTAAATAACTATATGAGACCTTTATGCAGTTGCGGACAACGACCTGTTGCTATAAATTACTATAAAAAGGGTAAACCTTTCTATAGAAGTAAGTGCGAAAGTTGCACTAGGTATGGGCGTCCTAAGAACGGTCAACCTAAGTGGCAACAGTCAGGATACGTTAAAAAGAACCAATGCGATAAGTGCGGATTTAAAAGTAAGCACGAAGAACAATTCAATGTTTACTACATAGACGGTAACTTAAACAATGTTAGGTTTAGTAACTTAAAAACTATATGTGCTAACTGTAGTAAGATTATCTACAAAGAAGGGTTTAAATGGAAACAAGGTGATCTTGTACCCGATCTGTAAGTTCTTTAATAGTTCCGTTATTTTCAAATACTCTTGTAAACTTAGTCTTTGCCCACGCCCACTCCGATGGGTGTACATCTTTAGGCTCTACGTCATATTCGACATACTCTGTAAACCAAGCAGGATCTTGCCCACGCTTTACACGCCATACTTGACCATTAACTTCGTGTAGCATTTTTGCTTCACTAGGAAAACGCACATCTGGAATAACAAAGTTTTTGTGTGGATTTTCGATGATCTTCTTCTTAGTTAAACTAACCCAAATTCCGTCAAAGAACCCATCACGCATACATTCTGTACCAAACTCTTGTAATACTAAACGAGGAGTAATAGTACGCCCTGTTTCTGCTGTCCAATATTGGTCTACTTGTTCTCGCCAAAAACGGCTTTGCTCAGTTTTACCATCTAGCAGTTCTCTATCCCACTCAAACATTTCTGCTACTGCATCTTTAAGTTTATCTGCAAATGAGATTTTTTCAAAATTATGTTCAGAAATAAGATGCCCAGCAATAGTATCTTTACCACTACCAATTAAGCCGCAAATACCAATTATCATAGAAACTCCTAAGTTAAGTTATTATTATATAACCTAAGTTACTTGTTGTCAAGTATTTTCTGATATGCTTCTTCAAAACCTTCTTCTTTGGCATACGCCTCTTCGTTATGCCATAAGCGTTTGAAGTATCCGGGTGCTGATTGAAAGATTGTTTGTTCGCTTGAATTTAAGTGGCCTTTAACCATCCAAAAAAGCCTGTAGGCTTCTTTGTGGCTAAACTCAGACATTAACCAATTGTGAATCCGTAGCCAACGCCGCCTGGCACAGCAGTAGAAATTTCCTGTTCAAGTTTTTCCATTTCTGCTTGTGCTTCTGCTTTGAGTGCTTCACCGTTTAGTGTTGAACCACCTTGTGGTCCTGCAATAGTAGCAAATTTTGAACGTGCTTCGCCTAACATCATTTTAGCAGTTGCTAGAGCATAGTCCTTAATCCATTGAATTGCTAGGTAGTCTTTTAGTAATTCGCTATCAGGGCGATAGTTGTAAACATAAAGTAATAGTTCTTCTTCTGCTCTTGGACGTTGTAATAACAGTAGTTCTTTTGTTGTAGTGTTCCATTTAAATTCAATAAATGATCCAAACATACGTCCTACTAGTTCTTGGTATCCTGCAAACATTTCGTATGTTGCAAGTCCGCCCATATTAGATGAACTTAATAGATAGGTATTTGTGTATGCCATATTAAATGGTTCGAACAATGTGCCGCCATCGCCACCACCTGTTCTTGAGCCAATTGAGCGTCTAAATAGTTTGCGTACTTCAACTACTTCCTCTGGCAAAATGTATGAATTCTGATCAATAACTGTGGGCAAGAACAAATAAGATTCTTCCACAGAATTATCAGACTTTTGTCTAAATCTAGTCAATGCTTTTTTAAGGGCAGTTTCATAATGAACTGGATCTAGTTCGACATCCACCATGCCGCCACCTAGCATTGAGTTTATATAATCAAATATTTCTTGTTTTTGCTGTGTCAATGTTGCCATATTCTTTTGGTCTCCATATGTATTTATGCGAACGATAAATACAAGTACTATGCCAAGAATCAGTTTATATAAACCCGAGAAGGGAAAAGATTACGAATTTCTAGATAGAACCATTACAGAGATGTTTACTGTAGGGGGTACAGATATATTTGTACACAAATATCTAGGACCTAGTAATCCAGACGAAGAAGACGCTACTCCAGCAACGCCTCGCTACGATGCTGTTAAAGAGACAAATATACAGGATATGTTATTCCTTGAAAATAGGGATAGAAAATACGATCCAGATGTATATGTAATGCGTGGCATTTACAACGTAGAAGATGTTGACTTTGATATGAGTCAATTTGGACTATTCTTACAAAATGATACGTTGTTTATGACTATTCCAATTAATTATAGTGTAAAAACTCTTGGCAGAAAAATTATGTCTGGTGATGTAATTGAGTTACCGCACTTAAAAGACGAATATGCATTGAACGATTATAGTGTTGCACTTAAACGTTTTTATGTTGTTGAAGATGTTAATCGTGCTAGTGAAGGATTTTCACCTACATGGTATCCACATTTATACAGAATTAAATTAAAACAAATTGTTGATTCACAAGAATTTAAAGACATACTTGACTTACCATCAGAAGAAGGAAGTTCACAAACACTACGTGATGTACTTTCTACTTACGAAAAAGAAATGCAAATTAATGATGCTGTACTTGCACAAGCAGAAGCAGATGCACCTAAGTCAGGTTATAATACAAAACATTTATACACATTAGCAGTAGACGACAATGGTAAACCTGCATTAACTACTGCTGACGATACTACTATTGAAGCAAGTATTAATAGTGGTAATTTAGATGCAAGTAGAGTTTATGAAACACCTGAAAGAAACGGTTACTCAGGTTACCTTATTGGCGACGGTATTGCACCTAATGGTGAAGCGTTTGGACATGGCCCTAGTTTCCCACTAGGTCAAACTAAAGGAGATTACTTCTTAAGGACAGACTTTATGCCAAATAGATTATTTAGATATGACGGCCAACGCTGGGTCAAGTTTGAAGATAATGTTAGAATGGATCTAACTAATACTAACACTAGAAGTACACAGAAAACAGGATTTATTAATAACACTAAAGAAGACTCTATTGGCGGAGATACTATTAAAGAAAGACAAAGTCTTTCTAAAGCACTTAAACCTAAGGCGGATAATTAATGCAACATTTTTATGATGGTCAAATAAGAAGATACATTACTCAAATGATTAGACTCATGAGTAATTTTTCTTATGCTGATGGAAATGGTAACCTTACACAGATTCCAGTTATGTATGGAGATATTACACGTCAGGTTGGACATATCATTAGAGATAACAGTGAAAACAAAATTCCAAGTGCGCCACGCATGGGTGTATATGTAACTGGTTTAGAAATGGATCGTACACGTACTGCTGATGCAACTTATACAGGTAAAATACATTTACGTGAACGTACTTATGATGCAGATAATCAAGAATACTTAAACACACAAGGTAAAAATTATACTGTAGAACGTTTAATGCCTACACCTTATAATTTAAATATTAATGTTGATATATGGTCAACAAACACAGAACAAAAATTACAAATTATGGAACAGATATTAATGCTGTTCAATCCTAGTTTAGAAATTCAAACAACAGACAACTATGTAGACTGGACTTCGTTATCCGTAGTTAATTTAGAAAGTGTAAACTGGAGTTCAAGAAGTATTCCAATGGGCACTGAAAGCGAAATTGATGTTGCACAATTAAGTTTTCAAACACCGATCTATATTAGTCCACCTGCTAAAGTTAAGAAACTTGGTGTTATTACTAGTATTGTAATGAGTGTATTTGACGAATCAAGAGGTACTATTAACTTAGGTGATTCACGTCCAGAACTTCAAGCGTATAACGATGCATACGACACTACTATGAAGTCTGATGGTAAAAATAATACAAGTAGAGTTGATGCAAGTACTGTAATTAATGAATACTATGCCTATGATGCTATTGTAATGAATAATATTGTACAACTAGGCAAAAACGGAGTTCAAGGTAATATTAGTTGGCGTGACGTAATTGATCAAACACCTGGTGAATACGTAGCAAGTTTAAGCAGAATTGAACTTGATAGATTAGACTTTGGTTCACCTATTGTTGGTACATTTGCTATTAATACATTAGACGAAACACAAATTATTGTAAACTGGGATACTGATACTATTCCATCAAACACAGTACTTACTGGCCCTAATGGAGATTCAGGTACAGTTAATGCTATTATCGATCCACAAAAAACAAATCCAACAAATATTAAAGTTCCTGGGGCTAGAATATTATTACTAAATGCTATCGGCGACAGTGGTAATGCAGACGGTCCTGATGCATGGAAGGCTACTGATGGTACAGACTTTATTGCTGATGAAAACGACATTATCGAATGGAGTGGTACTGAATGGCAAATTGTATTCGATGCTAGTGAAAACGATGCATCAAACGGCCTTACATATACAACCAATTTAAATACAGGTGTCCAATATAAATGGGACGGAACAGATTGGTCCTTATCCTTTGAAGGCGAATATCAAAAAGGCACTTGGCGCCTAGTATTCTAGCATAACTACTTGTATGAAAGAAAATATTATATGTAGTGGTGCTCTCTTCTATACATTAAACACCCAAAGATTTCTATTCTTACATAGAACACAATCCAAACAAAACAATGTTTGGGGTCTTGTTGGTGGACGAAATGAAAGTGAAGAAATTCCATATAAAGCATTACTACGTGAAATAGAAGAAGAAATTGGTATGGTTCCAGATATTGTTAAGAGCATACCTTTAGAAACTTTTATTAGTAACGATGAAAAATTTAGTTTTCATACTTATTTGTGTGTAGTCAAAGACGAGTTTTTACCAAAACTTAATCACGAACACAACGGGTATTCTTGGGTTAGTTTTAATAACTGGCCTAAACCTTTACATCAGGGTCTCCGAAACACTTTACAAAACAAACAAAATCTGTTAAAATTACAAACAGTATTCCAATTAGTTTCATTAATAGAGAAGTAAGATGGTTAAAGTTTATGGCGATATAATGTTAGATCGTTGGATCGAAGGTACAGTTGACAGAATTAGTCCTGAATCACCAGTTCCAGTTTTAAAAGAATCTAATCAAAAATATAGCATTGGTGGTGCTGGCAACCTAGCACTTAATATTGCATCAATTAATGGTGATGTAGATTTGTTTGGTGTAGTTGGCCAAGACAAAGAAGGCTACAAAGTTTTAGAATTATTAAAAGACTCTAAAGTATCTGCAAACATAACGAGCGATACAATTACAACAACAACTAAAACAAGACTTGTTGGCCAAACAGGACAACATCTAATGCGTTGGGATAGAGAAGACCAATATGCTAAACTAGATGCCATTAATAAATTAGAAAACGCAACAGACGCAAATGATATTGTTTGTGTTAGTGATTATAATAAAGGTACTGTTAGAGCAGATACTATTGATAAAATTTTAAAAATAACTAAAAAAGTTCTTGTAGATCCAAAACAAGAACCGGGGTATTATACAGGGGCATTTCTTGTAAAACCAAATATGAAAGAATATGAACAATGGTTTGGAAAATTTAGAAAAGAAATTGCACTATTAAAAATAAAAGAATTTCACTGGGAATGGTTAGTTGTCACTGATGGTGCTAACGGCATTCATGTGTTACATACTTCAGGAAAATATAATCATTATAAAGAAGAAGTACACGAAGTTGCAGATGTTACAGGTGCTGGCGATACAGTAATGGCAGTTATTGCATACGGATTAGAAACAGGAATGGATATGTTTGATGCTTGTGAATTGGCTTGTTATGCCGCATCGCGAGTTGTAGAAAAACGTGGTGTTGCTGTAGTAACAGGTGCTGATCTAAATAGAGGTTTAGTATGGACTAACGGAGTGTTTGATATACTGCATACTGGCCATTTAAAACTGCTTAGACACGCACACACGCTTGGAAAACGTCTTGTGGTGGGCATTAATAGCGATGCCTCTGTTAAACGCTTAAAAGGCGAATTAAGACCCATTAACGACGAGTTTACACGTAAGCAACAACTAGAACAATTAGGGTTTATTGACGAAGTAGTTGTGTTTGATGAAGACACACCATTAGAAACCATTTTGCAAATCAAACCAGATATTATTGTAAAGGGTGGCGATTACACAGTCGAAGAAGTAGTTGGTCACGAATATGCTAAAGTTGATATCTTTCCAATAGTAGAAGGATACAGCACATCAAAAACAATTGAGAAGATGTTATCATGAGAATATTAGTTACAGGACATGAAGGATTTATTGGAAAAAATCTTGCTTCGTATTTAAACTACAAAGGACACGAAGTAGAAGGGTGGGAATGGCAACCAAACAAAGTTCCTGACCCAGCACCATACGATAGAATTATTCATATGGGTGCTATTTCAAGCACAACTGAAACAGATATTGATAAAGTGTGGGAACAAAATTACGAGTTTAGTATGCGTTTGCTACAAGTATGTGATAAGTTTGGCACTACGCTAATGTATGCTTCATCAGCAAATCAATATGGCAATATCAACGGCAACGTACCTATCAAAGAAAATGATAAAAAACTTCCTACGTCACCGTATGGTTGGTCTAAGTATTTGTTTGATAGAAGCGTTTTAGAAATTCCCGAATACACTTGTAATGTACAAGGATTTAGATTCTTTAATGTTTATGGTCATGGGGAAGAACATAAAGGTGATCAAATGAGTGTGTTTCACAAGTTTGAAAAACAAGCAAAAGAAACTGGTGTTATCAAAGTGTTTGAAGGAAGTGACAAAATTTATAGAGATTTTATTTGGGTAGGAGATGTATGCCAAATAATTGAAAAATTTATTGATGTTGATCAAACAGATGTTTGGAATATCGGAACAGGAAAGGCTAGAACTTTTTTAGAAATAGCAAATTTATATGCTAAAAAGTATGATGCTAAAGTAGAAGAAATTCCGATGCCGGATAAATTAAAACTACAATATCAATATTTCACAGAAGCAAACATTGATAAGTTAAGTAATACTATCGGAGAGTATAAATTTATGTCGATAGAGGAGTATGTAAATGGCGGCCAGGCATAGTGGTAAAGTAGACAAAGGTTGGGGCTACGAATTAATTTGGGCAACTAACGATTTATATTGCGGGAAAATTATGGTCTTTAATAAAAAAGGCAATAAATTTAGTATGCATTATCATAAAGAAAAAGATGAAACATGGTTCGTTAATCAAGGTAGTTTTAAATTACGTTGGATTGATACAACTACAGCAACCTTATATGAAAAGATTTTAAATCCGGGTGATACTTGGCACAATCCGCCATTACAACCACATCAGTTAGAAGCACTAGAAGATAATAGTTCTATATCAGAAGTAAGTACTGCGGATTCTATCGAAGACAACTATCGTATTATGCCTGGTGATAGCCAAGCAACACAACCGACAGAAGAAGTTACAAATGATCAAGGTGTATAAAACAGACCTTGAATGTAATTTAAACTTACTTAAACATTCATCTGTATTTTTAAACAACCAAATTATGAACGATATTGTAATGCCATTAGGTATGCAACACGTTCCTCACACCAGTAAGCCGACGGCAGTAAGTCAACAATACAATTTGTTTACAAGTCTTATGCCACCAATTTTTGAATTAAAAGAAAGTATTGCTGGATATTTTAAAAACAATGTTGATCACGATAAAGAACAATCATATTGGATTGTTGGTTGGCTAAACTTTTGGCCTAATAAAGGCGAAACATTGCCTTGGCATGGACACGAATACGGCGATGATGAAAACTGTTTTCATGGATATGTAGGTGTTGATTGCGAACCATCCGAAACTTATTATAGAACATTAGGTTCAGACAATGTCGAAGTAACCATTAAAAATTTAGATAGACAATTAGTTATTACTAATAGTAAAGGCGTTGAACATAGAACAAGTAATTGGAGCGAATCTAGACCACGTATTACTATTGCGTTTAATATCCAACCTAGAGAAACTGTTTTACAAGAAGTAGGTAATAGACTAAACTATTACGTTCCTTTATAATTATGCTTGTGCCTCTGACCAACGTAGAATGATATTCGCTTGTGTGGATATACCACCCGTTTTATAAACGTTAATTGCTAACACGTCTGGACCGTTCGGGAATGTACCTCTACCACCTAGTGTAGTATTAGTTAACTCTTTCAATGAACTTAAATCAAGTAGTGATGATTCACCCGGTGTTGCAATGAATGAAAATACTGTTTCACCCGGTTGTGCATAAGGTGGTTGACCAAATAAGAACGATACAGTATCGCCTGGATTAATTGTTGTGGACGAACTCTGTGTAAAGCCAACTTCGTAGTATTCAGTTCCACCAAATTCGTCAATATTAACACTTGCTACATAAGTACCTGGTGGAAATTTAGTATCTGCTGGGTCAACTTCAGTACCAGCAATAGCACCTAGTGCGTCCCAAGATGCTTTTGTAAATAGCAATTTAGAAGCGTTACTTGTTGAACCACCAAAACTAAATGTATAGTTTGCGCCAGCGGCAACAAATGAATTGTTTCTTTGGCTTGTTCTAAATCTATATCTGCTGTACCAATATTCATTAACAACTTCAATGATTGTAGTACCTTGTGGGAATAATCCAGTAACTGTTGTACCAACACCAACTTTACCACCTAGTGCTTCCCAATTAGCAGTTGAAACATAATGATAGTTTGTGTTGTTTCTGTTATACAATGCGGCCGCTGTATCTGTCATTGCCGCTTGAATAGTTGCTGTACCAGTAGTCTGTGTAGCACCTGTGGTCCATGTAACACCACCACCTGGTGCAACCTGTGCGAAACTTGGCTGACCACCCTGGGCCGCCCCTGTTAATCCTGTCCAACCAACTGATCCTGGATCTGTTGGATAGTTTTGTGGATTTAGAATTCCTTCAACAACGATACCACCTGTTACTACGTCTGCGTTATTTGCTGGATCAACACCATCTGATGTAATCTCAATACCTTCAAGTAGCAACTGTGCTCTGTTTAGCAGTTCTCTTTCACCTAGGTCACCTGTAATAGCGTTCGATACACTTGGTGCTAGTCTTAACATAAACACAGTATTTCTTGTACCACTAATTTCGTTACCTGTGGAAGTATATGAGAACAAGTATCCACGATCTGAGTCAAAGCCACCGTCTGTTTGGAATGCAGAACCCCAGTGTGAAATAATTGGACTAATAGTATTACTAATTAGAATTACACCAGTACGTTCTGTATGCGTTGCCGCTACACCTGCTGTGTATGTTCTAGTTGCACCTGCCGCATAGTTACTCATTGGTGCTGAACGTGTACAGCCTGTTAGTGTATCTCCGTTAACACCTGTAAATCTAATCATCTCGTTATCAATATAAACTGTTCCACCTGTTGGAGGGAAGAACGAAGCATCAATTAGCGGAATAGTAGTTTGTGTTGCTGTAATATCAGCCGCTAGTCTATCGCTAGGTCCGTAGTTACCTACTTCATAACGCACCGGCATATTACCTGTACGCATATATGCTTCTGTGTTAATGTTTGAGTTACGCATTCTATGATAGAAAATAAAGTTACCATCGTCACCTCTTAACATCCAATCAATAAATCCAGCACCATACCATGAATACTGTATACCAATCATCTGCATCTTAGAGATGTCCATGATATAACCTGAGGATCCTAAACCGTCGAGTGTGTCTTTGTTAAAGTCTGCTTGTTTTGTTTTCTTGTCTTCAACCTTACACAATTTTGCACCACTAGCAGGAGTAACACCGCGGAAGTCTGGAGTAACTGTCATTGTAGTTTGATTTGTTACGCCCGAAACAACGTGTGTCATACCTTTAATAACAATTACATCACCTGCTTTTAATTGATCTCTAAATCTAGTACCTGTACCTGTGACTAAGTTGCTATCAACACCAAGTGACACAGTACCTGCTAATTGTAGTGTAGCAGTTCTTTGTACAGCATTAAAGTTAACACCGTCATATTCTTGGAAGATACCGTTTTGATCATCAAATGTACCTGAACGTACAGTTGCACCGTGCCAGTTAAGTAGTGATACTTGTGATCTTGCACTTAGTACTGGATTGACACCACCAAGTAGTGTTGTTGCAATAACTCTAAACACTCGTTCACTTACAATACTTGCTACTTCGTATTCACCGTTGTAACCGTTTGTTTCAATACCAATTAATTTAATCTTACCACCAATTTGTAGACCATGGTCTACATCATCTGTGGTTACTGTAATAAATGAACCTGCTGATGTACCGTCTGCATGAACTTCTAATAAGTCGTATGATGGTGCAAACAAAGCACCAGTTGTATACATAATACCTTTACCTGATTGGTATCTAATATACTTTTTACTTTGACGTATTGCTTGTGCACCGTGTTGTGGTCCACCTGTTCCTAGCATAACACCACCGTCATATGGTCTATGAATAAAGAACGAATCTGGTCTTGGATACAATGTTGCAGTAATGTTATTAACATCACCAATTGCACCTGGTGCTCTACACTGATATCTTAATGTGAGAGATGTTGGAACCTGCTGTGCAAAGAATGGACCTTCAAGTAATGTGTGGTTGTTAACTCCATCATCACTACCAACTGTAGTAATAAACGCATCACCTGGAACAAGACCGTGTGCAGTATTAAATGTTACTTCAACAGTAGCCAATGCCGCGAACGCAATAGTTGTGTTTGCTACAATATTTGCTGTGTGTAATTCTGAAACAGTAATAGTTGAATAAGTTTGTACAGTTGTACCTTGAATTGCTGTACCTGAAATTGTAGTATTAACAATACTACCGTCGGTTGCTACTTCAGTAATTGAAATAACAGCATCGTTAGTGCCATCAACACCACCTAGTAGTGAACCTAAAACTTGAATCTTGTTGCCAACAACATAACTCTCACCGTCGATTTCAATTGTAGGTGAAGCATATACTCCGTTGTTTCTTAAAATACTAAATGTTGCATTTGCACCAAAGTTAGGTAAGTTTTGTGCACCAAGTTGTGTGTAACTTGCTGTTCCTGTAGCACCACTACCTGCTACTGTAATTCCTGTAATACCGCCTGCACCATCAACACTACTAATTGTAATAGTTAAATCGTTAGTAGGACTTGCACCACTTAGTGTGTTACCTAAGAATAAAATACTTTGGTTTGCAGAGTAATCTTGTCCTGGTGCATTAACAACAGCACTATACGTACCATTAGTAATAGTAATATCAAATGTTGCTAAACTACCTTGAAGTGCAATAACTTCTCCATCTGCTTGTGATACATCTTCAATAAGTTTGCTGTTTGATGCTGTACCACTAATTGATGCAGTTAAAATATCACCTCCTGCGCCGATTGTTTGTACTGTGATAGTTGCATCGTTTGCTGGACTTGCTCCGCCTAAGTCGGTACCTGCTACTGTGAATGTTTCTGTTGCAAGATAACCTGCTCCGCCGGCAGTAATTTGAACACTATAAACTGTTCCTAAACGTGTTACTGAAAATTCAGCAGTTGTACCACTTGCACCGTTATATGTGTAAGGTACTTGAATATACGATTCACTTTGATCAGCCGCAGTACCACTGATAGTAAATGTATTAATTTCACCTGAGGTAACTGCTGTAACTTCAATTTCAGCATCGTTGGTACCGTCTACACCAAATAATGTAGTACCTAAAATTTGTAATCTATCACCTACTGCGTAATTTTGTGTTACTGTTCCTGCTGTACCTGTATGTGAAATTGCTGTAATTGTACCAGCACTATCAGCAGTTGTAACAGTAATAGTAATATCGTTAGCCGGTGTTTGTCCACCAACATTATCACCAGTAATTAAGATTGTATTACCAGCGGCATAGTCTGTACCACCTTGTCCTGATGAAACTGTAACTGTATATGTTTGGTTAAAGTTCTGAACAATATCAAATGCCGCGCCAGCACCTGTTACGTTAACACCAGAAACAATGTCTGAATAACTTGCTGAGTTAACCGCAGTACCACTAGCCGAAACAGCAATAATAATTCCGCTACCATCAACTTGATCAATAGTTACTGTACAATCGTTTGTTGATGTTACACCGCCTAGGTCAGCACCATCTACAACTAGTGTATCGCCTTGTGAATATCCCGAACCGCCGTCAACAACACTTGCACTATAAGTTGAACCTATAAACGAAACGTTGATTTCTGCGCCAGTACCAATTGAACTTGTTGTATAGTTTGGTGCCGCGTAGTTTGCTTGTGCATCAGGCCCATTACCTGTTGAATTAAATCCTGTAATATCTCCGTTAACTGCACCAACTGATGTAACTTCAATGTCTAAGTCATTGTTTGGACTAGTGCCTCCAAACGTTGTACCTGAAATTCTAATAACGTCACCAACAACATATCCTGTTGATGCCGAACTTACTGATTGTGTAACAGTATAATTGTTTGTTGAAAGTGTAACGTCCCAAACTGCACCACTACCTGCACCACCCTGTGTAATACCTGAAGCAACTGAAGTGTATGTTGGATTTGCTAGTACAGCACTATACGTACCAGAGTCAGCAGTAACATCAAAAATTGCTCCAGCACCTTGACCGTTTAAGTTTGTACCTGACTGGTTTTCAAATGTAGCATTACCATCAAATGCTGAACCTGTTGCAGTAAATGTTAAAATCTCTCCACTTGCACCAACAGTATCAACTGTAATATTGACATCGTTAATGCCTGCAATACCGCCAACCGAGTCACCTAAAATTTGTAGAACGTCTCCTACTGTAAAATCTTGACCTGCTGTGTTTAGTGTAACAGTATATACACCGGCGGCTCTATCAACATCAAATGCCGCTCCGAAACCTTGTGATTGATAATTTGTACCTGCTATGTTTGTATAAGTTGTTTGGTTACCAACAATAGCATCTGTTGTGTTACCGTCAAATGCAACATCATTTCCTGTAACAGTGGTAACGTGAATTGCTACACCGTCACCTCTATCAATTGCCTGCCCTTGGTTAATACCCGACGGATCAGCAACTTCAATGGTGTTAACTCCTGCATTATAATCGCCAACAACAGTTAGTGTAGTAATAGTACCACCTGTACCTTCTACTGATGTTACCTGAGCACCGTCACCTACGCCATCACCGTTAACAACTTGAGCAACTAAGAATGTTAGGTTTGCCGCTCCGCCGTTACCTAGATCAGCGTCATCAATAGTAATAGTATCACCTACTTGGTTACGTCTACCACCTGTAATAACACTTGATTCAATAACATTACCTGTGCCATCAACTGTAATGCTAAATGTACCAACTTCAACATCTTGCACAATGCTATCTGTAGTACCAGTAATAGGACCATATGTGCCTGCTGGACGTAGTGGGTCTGCGGCGCTAAATGTGTTAATGCCTGAAATTAATCCTGTTTCATTAATAACCGGAGCGCCAACTTCTGGTATTGCACCGTCAAATGTAATAATCGCACCACCGGCTGGTGCTGTTAATGGGTTGGTAAATGTACCTGCACTACCCTGTGATAGAATGCTAAAGATCGGAGCACCAATTGCCGCACCTGTATAAAATCCTGCTTCTCTTAATTGTGTATAATAAGTTGAAAGTGTTTCACCATTTGTTGCACCAACTTTTGATTTAGCAAAATATGTAAATGTGCTGTTTGTTGGTGTAGTGGAAACAATAAATGAACCTTCAGCACGTGAAGCGCCTGCCACTGAATTTTCTAAAGCCTTAATTGTAATAGGTGTACCTGCATCAATACCGTGGGCACCAACCGTTGTTACAGTAATTAAACTTTGACCAACGCCGCCTGTGCCAGATGATGCATCAGTTGTAACAGATAATACTTCTTTATCTGTACCTGGAATTTCATAAATTGATGGATAACCTCTTTGCATAGCAATCGCTTGCCATTTCGTAGGCTGTAGTCCGTACTCAAAGTCAGCGTCAAGCATAGATACTGAGTTTGACACACGCATACGTTCAATAGCATCTGTACCAAAGTCGTATGGTCTAATACGCATTTCACCTTGATCAATGAAGATTTGTAAATCATCAGTGTCAGAATATAAAGGTGTTTTAGTTTCTACTGGTAATGCTGTTAACCCATTTTCAATAACATCTGTAATAATACCGAACAGTTCAGTAACTCTAGTTCCAACACCTAGTTCAGAAATAGGTAAAATAGTGTTTTGTGCAACTCCGTTGTTTTGCTGTGTTTCGTATGCAATACCTTTAAAGATATAATTGTTAATTAAATCTCTTGCAAAGTTTTTGGCCGCAATTTCCGGAGTTCTATCACCGTCAATCTGTGGTGTTGTTTGCACCCAATACTTACTAGCATTATATCTTGATTTTTCGTTACCACCGTATTTAATATCGTGTGTAATGCCTTCAACATTAAGGCCCATATCTCTTTCACACTTGGCAGTATTGTATGTGTATCCATACCACATACTTCCTTCTTCTGCTAGTCCTACATGGTTGGCAATCCAAGCAACAGTTTCTTTCTTAATAAATTCTAAGTTTGCTTCAAGTAGTGCAACTGCGTTTGGTGAATAAACTCTATTGTCAGTATCTTTAGTTAGATAAACTGTTGTAATTGTACCTGTTCTTTCTAAGAACTTAGGAAAGTCATCTTCAACACCTTTAGTTAACAATTCAGCATCGTCAACCTGATAACTTACACTACCACCTAATGTTGGATCACTAAAGTTAAACAACACTTCATTATTAGTTGTATCTGTAATTAATAATAAGTCGTTAGTCGGAATACGTGTTTGCATTCTAACTTGAGAAATTTTTGCTCTATCAAGTGCAGGAACATTATCAAGACCGTTTTCGATAACGTCTGTAATAATAAACGTCAAGTCATTTATTCTATTTTCAGTTCCAGTTTCGTATGTATTAGCCGCATTGTAATATTGTGTTGTAACAACAGGACTTTGTAAAGTTGGATATGCTGACTGGGGTAATAGATAATTGTTAATAAGTCGTGCCATAAATTCTTTAGCACTAATTTCAACAGTTCTATCTCCGTCAATCTGCGGAGTACTATTAATCCAATACTTACTGGCCATGTAACGTGTTTGTGAATTACCACCATACCGCAAGTCATAAAGCATACCACCTTCGCCGTCAGTACCTTGAAGATTGTATCTTGCATCACGTTCACATTTTTCTTTTGAATCGTTTGTGTAACCTACAAAGTTATCAATAACACCATTTGCTAATGCACTTACAAACGTGTGTTCGCTAGTATTGGAACTAATACCAACATTCATTGTAATTGTAGTTGTTGTTATTGCTGTAATTTTTGCAGGTGTTGAAAAATAAGGATCAGTACCTTCTGTATTAGGAACACCTGATGATCTTGGGTAAGAGTGAGGTGTTGCATGGTTATCATACCCACAAGTAAATGTTAGAGCATTTTCTAAAAATCTTACATAGTCGCCTACTTCAAATAAGTGGCTACCAATGGTTAATGTCATTACCCCTGTACCTGGATTATATACAGCACCTGTTGGTGTATATGATTGTGCGTTTGCAATCTTAGAATCAATCCAAGCATTTATTTCATCAGTAATAAATTCAACATTGTTTTTAATTAGATCGTATGATGATGGAAAACGATTTCCTGTAATTGGAATACCGTTTTGAAATATATACTGTTCTACCTTTTGTTTAGCCATCTAATATTAAACTCCAAATGCTACAGCCATCGCAACTGCTCTATTATCAACATACTTCTTGTTTGTAATGTTATACGTACTTGCTGGAGAAGCAACAACAGTACCAGTACTGAATGTTGCATCTGCTGGTTTAGTATTTCCAATTACTGTGTTATTTATTGTTCCGCCACTAGATCGTAAGTCGTCTGTGGAAACAATTCCCGGTGTAATTGTACCTATATCAACGTTGTCTATTAAGCCAGTTGTGCCTGGATTAATTACAACTATACCACCACTTCCTGATGGTGCTAAAGTTACTGCCGCGTTTGCTGGACTTAGTGTTACAGCATCTGCCGCAGTCAAAATATTTGCTTCTACATCTAAATTACTTAATGTACCGCCGTTGTCTGGTTGGATATTTACTGTACCTGAACTACCAGTTGGACTTAGTGTTACAATAGCATTTTCACCTACCGCTGTAACATTACCAACTGACGTAATTCTACTAAAAGTACCAATACCAGTAACAGTAGGATCACTAGCATTCATTAATGATAGTGGGGTTTGATCACTATTACCAAACGCTAGTGCGGCCGGAGCATTGTCTGGCACTTCAAAAGTTACTTTGCCTTCAAACTGTCCTTGTGCTTCACTACCTTCTTTAACAGTTAACCCGTCTAGAGTGGTGTGCTTAACTCCTTGATTATATAAAGTCCAAATACCGTCGGAAAATGTAAAAATATTAAAACTAAAATTACCTAATGTTTGTCCTGCTTCGTTAACCTCACGTAGTTGTAAGTTAAAAACATACGTACTACCACGTGTTAGTTCAATTGTAGGATTAGGCTGTAATTCTGTATCAGAACCTTCTTGAAAATATCCGTCAATAGTAAAAGCGTTTCCTGCCTGTCTTACTAAAAAGTCACCAGCAAGATCGACTTCTTCTTCTGTAACAGTATAAGTTACACTTCGTAGGGTTACGTTACCTTCGTCATCAACGCTAAACCCCGGTGATTTAAATCCATACTGTGCTTCAAATGCTGATTTTACTACGGTCATTTTGGTTCTCCTTTAGTATTTATCTGCATTTAATTCACCACAATTAGTCCGTGCATTACGCTATGGAATTGACAGTTATAATGATACTGTCCTGCAACAGCAGGAGTCCACTCAACTGTACCATTTTGTGCACCTTGGTTTGATGCTGTAGGGGTTGTAACTTGATTACTAGTACCTGTGCTGTTAACAGTTTTAATATAGAACGGATGCCCTGGTGATGCAACATTAAATGTTAATGTATCGCCCACTGAACACGTAACTGTCGGATTAGAACCTGTTACTTGCCCGTTTTCATCTGTACCAACTATTGTATATGCACTTGAGTATGTGTTTGATACTGATAATGTATATCCAGCACCTGGTGTTGTACTTGTATCATTAATCGGAATACTTAAACTTGCTTCGCCGTTGTCTAGTGCAATAGTCATTGTTTCCGATCCTTCAGTTGTATCGTCTGCTGTAATTGCTACGTTTAATGTTTCATCTGAACCAACAACAAATGCTCCTGTTAAACTTGCTCCGCCAATGTCAGCACTTTCAATTCCTGTAATAGTCCAAGGTAGAACACTACCAATCGTAACATTAGAAGTTACAAGTGTAAGTGTAATAGTATCGCCTTCATTGGCTGGACTTGCACTAGTTGATATTGAATAACTTGGAACAATTGGTGAAAGACTTGTGTCACCAATAGTAACTGTAGCAGTTACTTGCGGATATTGTGATAAACTAATTTGGAATTGTTCTGTTCCTTCAGTAGTAACATCTTCTGATACAATAAAGGTTCTAACTTCATCTTGACCAACAGTAAATACTCCTGTAAGTGCTACACCATTGATATCTTCTGAAGTAACTCCTGTAATTTCGTAATCAATTTCTGTACCAGCGTCAATATTTCCTGTTGTTAATGTAATTGTAAATGTGCCACCTTCGTTAACACTTGTTTTATCAGTTGTAAGTGTAAGGTTAATTGCAGGTGTTGTTGAACTGTCTGCAATTTGAATTGATGTACTTGCTTCATTATTATCCAATGTTAACACAAGAGTTTCTACACCTTCTGTTGTGTTATCTGCTGTAATTGGGAATGTTATCTCATCGTCATCACCGACAACAAAGTTACCTGTCAAGTTTGCACCGCCAATGTCAGCACTTTGTACTCCAGTAATAGTATAAGGAACAATAGATCCTGCAAGTACGTTTGTTGTAATAAGTCTAATCGAAACTTCTTCGCCAACTTCTCCAATTGATGTTGTGCTCGGAGAAAGTGTATAAGTTGGTGCGTAAACACTTGCCGCTGTACCAAGCAATGTCGGTGTTGGTTCGTTTAGTGTTGCATAGTAGTTTGCACTATAAATGATTTTTGCACCTTGAATAGCAGTCGAATCATCTTGTACCCTCGGATATGCAACTAGTTTAAAATATGCATCAGTGACTTCAACTTCTAACTGCATTAGATCGTCACCTAAGTTTGAACGACCATACACTACAATGTTTGCTTTACTAGTTGTAGCAGTACACAAACACTTAATAATTTCTTTTCTTTCACTGTTTACATCACACGCAATGGTATATTCAACACCAAAATATGAACCCACATACCAGCGATCTAGTTCTGTACCTGCTTCTACAAGTGTAAAAGTAGGGCCAGCATAACTTAGATTTGTGCCGTTTCTAAATTCAATAGTCTGGTTTTGACCGCGTCTAAAATACTTGGTGATATCAAACATTATTATCCTCTTTAGTATATTTATCGATAGTTAACGGCTTTAGGATCTTAGTCAATTTGACGCTTTGAGATCGCTAAGTACCACATATCTAAGGGATATTGTTTGCTTTTAAAGTGTGTAATAATTTCTAAGCCGTTATCATCTATCATATCTTGGAATGTTTTAGGACTAGAACCCCATACATTTTCAGCCAATATGATTAATCCGTCATCAGTTAGATAGTTGTTAACATTATCAAAAAAATCTCTATGTATTGCCCAATCAGTATCCTTGTATTTCCTTGGTTCGTTGTAGTGTTCTACATACGGATCGTGATTAAAATGAGGAGGATTTGCAACAATTAGGTCAAATTTCTGCTCTGGAATTTTTTGAAAATTATGACTGTAAATAAACTTTGCTTTTGCTTCAAAACTATTTTCTCTAATAGTTTTATTGATGCAATAACTGTTGTTTAATTCTACATCACTAAGTGTTAGTTTTTCAGTTTGTAAAGATGCAAGTAATCCAAACCCCCAATAGCCTGGACCACTACACCATTCTAGTGTATTTTTAAACTGTCTATTATTGCTAATATGATTAGTCGCGTCAAGAAAGTCATCGACCATTGTGTTTCCACAACCGTCTAATTCGTCAGTCCAAAAGATAGTTGTGTCGAAATATTTGACTTCCTTATAATCCATTCCATTAGTTCTTTAGTGTAATTAATTTACCGTATTCTGGTAGATACAAGTATTCGATATCACTGTGTGCTAATGTACGAATTGCATCATCTAATGTTTCTACTAATGGTTCACCGCCTAGATTAAATGAAGTATTAAACACCATAGGAATACCGGTTTCTTTTTTCCATTCTTTAATGAATCTATAGTAAAGTGGATTTTGTTTTTCATTTACGGTTTGAATTCTACAAGTTCCGTCTACATGAATAATAGCAGGAATTTTCTTTTCAATGCCTGGCTGGCAATTTACAGCATACATCATTGTAGGCGAACTTTTCATACCACGTAAGTCAAACCACTCATGTACATCTTCTTCTAAGATACTACCTGCAAACGGACGGAAATATTCTCGACGCTTAACAGTATTAACGTGATCCTTTCCGTTTGGATCGCTTGGATCGTACATAATAGTTCTATTACCTAATGCTCTTGGACCATTCTCTGAACGTCCTTGATGCATTACAACAATATTTCTATCTTTTAATAGTGCAACAGCATCTTTATCACTTGCATCTGTTACAGTTGCATTATATTTTTCGGCAGTATTTTCAATTTCTTCTTGTGAATAAAAATATTCCGGTCCTTCGTATAATGTATCAACTTGTGGATTAACTTTATTGCTTTTAGTTAATTTTCTATGCCAGTACATTGCGGCACCCATTGCTGTGCCTGCATCATTTGATACTGGTTCAACATAAATTTCAATGTCTTGATCTTTTAGTGCATCAAGGTAATGATAGTTAGCAACACAGTTTAATCCGTATCCTCCGGAAATAACAACTTTGTTTTTTCCTGACATTTCAACTGCTTTTTTAATTAAGCGTACAACTTGTTCTTGTGTTTGTGTTTGAATAGCATACGCCATGTCTCTTCTATTTTTTAATTTAGTAACATCGTCATCTGAGTGATCAGTTAAAAACGGAAACATATTGTAATTAACGTGAGCACCGTTAGGATATGTTGGTACAATTAATTCTCTATCGGAAATAGGATGTAGTGTGTCCTCTCTAAAAATTTTAGGACACTCTACATTGGGCCCACCATATGGGAATAACCCCATAGTTTTTCCTGCTTCAATAAAACTGAAACCACAGTACTCAGTTACTGCTTCGTATGCTTTAACAATACCTGCATTTTCAGTTAGGAAAAGTTCGTGTGTATTTTCTTTAGGTTCGTCATACATTTCGCTAGTAAATTCTGGCATCCAAGAACCTGTTAAAGGTCCATTTGTTCCTAGGTGTTTGTATAATGTTTTAAAGTTATCTGGATAGTTACAATCAAAAATACTTTCAGTTTCCCAAACAGTTGTTTGTTGATTGCCAATGTTTAAATCAATAAATGTTCCTGCACCGTCAACAATAACACCAACTGCTTCGTCAAACCCTGAGCGATAAAAAGCACAAGCCGCGTGTAACTTGTGATGAATATGACTTAGGTCGATAACTTGTGGGTGCGGATTTCCATTAAACGGCTGTCTTTTAATTAAACCTAGTTTACGTGCAAGACCAGTATAAACATCGTCTCCGCTAAAATCAATTTTACCCGCTGTATATTGTAAATTTTGTGTATGTGCTACAATAAGAAAATCTAATTCATCTGTGTACTCAAGAATTTTCAACATTGTGGCAAATGGGCCGCCATCGTATTTGTGTCTTGTTAGACGCTCTTCTTCAAGTGCAAATACTACTTCACCGTCCTTTAGTAGACAAACACCTCCGTTATGTCCTCTAGCAATACCTGCAATCCAAACCGGTTTTTTATCCGCCATATTTAATATCCTCGATAATTTCGATCCCAGCCTTCAAGTTGAAGATTGGTAATGTTTTTAATTGTTTCTTTGTAGTCATCAGTTTTAACATTGTTAATACTATCTATCATATATTCTTGATGTTGATTTAAGTTGTGGCTTAAATTGTCCATTACCCAATTTAAATGTTGTATTGGACTAGGGTGTAGTTCTATCCATTTTTCATTATTCTTATTAGTAAACCACCAACTATAATCTTTTCTATACCACGCATATAATCCAATTGGTTCTAACCAATAATCTTCGTCAAAGATATATTTGTAATCTTGTAGTTCGTATTCGTCCCAGGCATTTGCAAGTTCTGGTGTATTACGTAAATTTTCACCATGACCTGCTTGATGTGGTATATCTGTGCCTAGTGTTTCTAACTTATTAATACTTGTAAACAGAAAATTGCATCCAGTTGATTTTAATAATCCTGCTGTTAGTAAAATACTGTTAAGTGTACTTAGGAAATATGCCTTTTCATCAAAGAATTTATCATGCCAGTCTTTGTTAAAAGTTTCAGTGTTTTGATAACTGAACAAACTTCCTTTAGTTTGCCAAGTTTCTTCTTTGTCAAAACGCATATAGTCATGTCTTAGATAACTTGACCATTGTACTATTACTGTATCGTCTTTGGTAAAGTTATTTTTTAAATTACATTCAGCAACACGTTCTGCAATAGCACGATTGCCTAACCCTGCATGACCCCAGTTTTCATAATAGTTAAAATTATGTGCGTAGAAGTCTGCCCAAGTAGGCCAATTCCATGATGTATATGAACAGCCAAAGGCAAATAGTCTAGACATTATTCTTCTGTAAAGCGGTTTCCTACTTTAGCCTTACCCTTAATACCATTCATTACTGATTCAACAACAATATCTTCAATCTTATCATTCATTGCCATGATACCGTCATTAATTCTGTCTGACCATTCATCTGTAGTAACTCTAATTGGTGAATAAACTCTTGCACCTTGACCCATATCAAGAATATCCATGTTTTTATCTTCAGGATATGAAACATTAATAGGGAATGTAGAGCCAATAACAACTGTGCCTTTTAATCCTAATGCGTGTACAATGTGCTGTCCAACACTATCACAACCTAAGAAATAATCTGCCGCTTGAATAATACCTGCCCATTGTCTTAGGTTTGCACCCATTGGACTTGCTACAGGATTTTTAATACCGTGTTTTGAAAAGTCAATACCAAACTCTGCCATATGTATAACGCCAACTTTATGAGATAATTTTTTAACAATGTTGACAGAATTTTCTGCTTCAAAACTTCTTCCACTCCAATCAGAGATCATTCCGTTTTCATGCATAACTGCTCTACCGAATGGTTGGAAAACAACAATTTTATCTTTGCCTGTTTTTTCTTTTACTTCGTCGATTAACTTTTTACCGAACATTAATTCTTCTCTTGAAAGTTTAAGTTCTGGTTTTTTAATTTTTCTTAGTCCTTTACCGTTAATTGCAATGTCGTAGGCTTCAGCAATGCTACACTTTTGATTGTAGTATTCCCAAACCCTATACGGTTCTGGAGTAACTAAATTCATGTTAACTAGTTTTTCTTGGAATAAGTTCTTATGCCAATGATCATATGCTTTTGCATGAAGTAAAGGATGTCCTTTATAAAAGTCTGTGCCACCTTCACATACAATTATAAAATTATCATCGGGATTTTCTTCTGCAAAGGTTAATAGAGCCGGAATACTAGCAAGTACTCGTCCTGCACCACCATTAATAAAGATGGCAGTATCTCGTTTGGTTTGTTCTGTCATTAAATTATCCTTTTACAAAGTTGCGTTTGTAAAGATATTTAATGTAAAACTAATTAGGAAGATTGTTTTCTGGCTGTAATACGTCCAGCAACTCTAGTGTTACCGTGTACATCTGTTGGCGCCGCTGGCAACCCGTCAACAATACCATCATCAAAAGGTGTTCCGTCTGTACTTAAACCTAATCTAGCAAGGTCTTCAGCAAAGTAGTTACCGCCTTTTTCTGGTGGAATAAAGTGGAAAGTTGCTGGGTGATATGTATGTTCCATTAACCAACCATCTGATGGATCTGCCCATTGTGCCGCGTCAGTTCCTGAACCATCTGCTAATGATCCAACTGCCGCTCCATATCGTCCAAATGGTCCTGGGAATTGATCTGCTTCACCCCAAATACCTGGGTATTTTGCTTTTGGTGATTGTGGAAATCTTACTTTCCATGGATCAATACGTACTACTTTTGAAAGTGTGAATGTTGCCGCACTACCGTCACCTGTATATTCAACAGTAGGACTTACAACAGTTTTTGCTTCTTTAATGTGTCTAGCATTAAAAGCATTTCTTGTTCTTACACCAGTAATAGCACCGTCTGTATCAACTGATGTAACAATAATGTTTACGTTTAAATTGTCAATTTCATCAACAACAGAAGTTAATGCACTTGGATCTGCTTCAAAATCAAATCCTGGTCTTGTTCCCATTGGTGCTGATAAATCATCTAATGCACCAACATCACTAGCACTAAATCCTAGTTCTTCTGCTGGAACAACTAATACATCATCTACAGCATATCCAGTGCCACCGTCAGTGATTTCTACTGTCCAAGCCGCGCCGTATGTTGCTGGTAAATCTCTTAATTTTTGTCTAAAATCAATCCATTCTTGTTTAACAGCATCTGGCATATCTGGTGACACGTGACCGTCTGCCGCTGATAGTTGAGACCAACGTACTTTTTTAATTGCTTCCCAATCAGTGTGTGGTTTAATAAACGGAAAAGGTGTATTCCATTCCTGTGCAACTGGATCGTAAGTAATTTCATCTCTGTCGTATGTATGGTCTGGAGTAGGAACTTCAGGCTCGTAGTGAATAAATGCGTTACCTTGGTAATCATTCATTGGAAGTGTTTCTGATTTAATTGCACGACCTTCTAAGAAAACTGTATCTTGGTCTGTTTCCATTAATTCACAAAGTAGAGGATTGTCTTCGCAATTAACTTTTACCATATACTCGTGTGCCGCAGGAACAAAATCATCTTCAACTTCGTACCAGTACTTAACTTCTCCAGTACGTTTGTTATCAGATTTACGTAGGAATACCCACATTTCTCTTGGACCTTCGTATGTCCATGTTCCTACTTTACCTTCGTTTGTAGTTTGGTAAAGATATGCATCAGGCATATCATAAGAGAACTGAACGTTAATTTCATCTCTTTTGTTATTTGCGTTTGGATCTCTCATCTTATGTTCCTATACCCCTATTAATAATACACTACGTATACTGCGCCGCCTGCTCCAGGGGATCCACAACAACAGCCACCGCCATAAACTTGTCCATTTTCGCCACCGCCGCCTGGCCATGCGCCAAAGCCTTGACATTCACCACCTCTTGCACAACAACCGTTTGGACCAATTAATGGACCTGATTGTGCCATAGGTGCTACTGGTCTAAATGATAAACCTCTATCACCACAATGCTGTGATCTTTGTGCTGATCCTGTAAAGCCAGCAATACCAAAGTCAACGTTGTTTGGTTGGTGTTGACAGTTATAACAACTCATACAACATCCATAACAACTAAAGTAACCATGACAGTGAGTACAGTTAGAACAACCGCCTCCACAAGCAACAGCACAGAAACATGAACCACCTGTTGGTGTTCCAAATACGAAACTGTTGTGTCC